CCGTATGCCGCTAAAACTTCATTAGCTTGTGGTGACGTACCAGTAGAATGAGAGTGGCTTGACATAGCTTCTAATACAAAAGAACCAGATTCATCTGTTCCTACTAAAGGCTCGTGTCCTCTCTGATAAAGATAAACATGGTTGTTTAAGTTGACAACCTTCCAGTTATTTCCTGTTGGTGTGTAACCTACAGGTGTAACATCGGTTAGCGTAGTAGTACCAGTAAATATCTTATTGTTACCTGCTGATATAATACGCTTGTCACCACTCTTGTCTACAAACTCAAATATAGTTTCAATACCACGGCTACTACCTAAAACACTAGAGCCGTTGGTTGACAACGCTGTATAACCTTTCCTAGCACCTACACGACCAAAGCGGTCAATAACACAGTTGTCAGCTATAGCCGCAAAGGAAGCATCCAAACCTACTGGTGAGTCCTGTGTGTTAAGACCTGCAAAGGCAGGAGCTTGAATTGTAATGTTCTGTAATTGTCGAGCCATTAATTATAAGTCCAAATAGTTTCAGAAGGAAATCTTGCGGCATCCAAAGCTATTGCATCAGCTAGTGTAGCATCAGCTAGAGCAAACAACTCAGCCGCGCTAGTACCACCTGTCTCTCCACGCTCTCTGGCGGCTAAAGCTGTTGCGTACTGCACAACAGGAGAAGAAGGAACAGACAGTGTATCTGTGTCACTTGTAAAAGCCTCAGTCCTTTCTACTAAGTTAAAACGTAAACTATATACACCATCGGGAATAGGATAAATGTCTACAATTAAATTACCACTAGCATTTGCACCATTCCAAGAGTAGTAAGAAGGTGCGCTTTTGGGTGGGTCATTGTTTAAAAAAGCATTATTCATCCAAGATGAACTAGCTTGTTTCATGAAATAATTAGATGTATCATTAATTACATCCAAAGTTTTAGACTGATAGTTAGTGCCAGATAAGGCATAGCTAAATATATCTGCTACTGTGTCTACAGTCAGTGTGTCTCTAAGTGTTGACCAATCCCACGCATCTTCTACGATACGTTTAGCATCATTAACCAACTCACCTACAAGTTTAGAGTAAGAGTTCTGGTCAACAGTAGTTACTTCGTTTTCCCTTAGTCTGCGTAGTACGCTGTTTACAAGTTGTAAGTAAGTCATTAGAATGAATATGTCCTTGGTTGTTGTCTTGTTGGCATTAAGTCTCTGTCATAAAACTCTTCGTACTCAAAGTATTCTGGTGAAATGCCAATCTCTGTTTTAAATTTAAATAGTTCATTACTGAACAGTTCTTCTACTTGTGTAGGTATATTGGAAACAGGCGGTCTATATGTACCATCCATGTTTATACCTGCTAATGAAGAAAGGTCTACATCGCCTAAAGCATCTTTTAAGGTGTCTTTAAACGGCTCTAAAATGTCTTCTGCGGTTGACCCTACTTCTTTTACAACATCTTCTATAGGTCTTCCTATTGCACTTACGGCATCTACTAGAGGCTCTAAGGCTGTACCTGTGGCATCCATTAAAGGCTCAAAAACGTCACCTACTGCGCTACCTGCATCTACAATAAAGTCACCAATTGCTTTTATTCCTTCGGGTGTATCAAACTCTGGTAAATCAAAGTCTAAGCTAGGGAAGTTTTCTTTTGCCCAATCTAAAGCATTTGAGGCTACATCACCCACATCAGAGAGTAAAGCATCTTTTAAAGAGTCTTCTAGGCTTTCACCGCCTATAGCTACATCGGTAACTGTACCTGCAACATAGTCATTAAATACTTCTTCACTCATATTTAATGCTTCGGGTGTAATACCTATATCTGCCAAAGTATCGTTGACTACATCTTTTGTAAGGTTTCCTGTTGCCCAAGACTTAGCCCCTGCTTTTAAAGCATCTTCTAAATCACCACCTGCTACTAAAGCCTGTGCGCCTGTAAGCATAGGTGCTAAAGCAGGATTCATAAAGGAAGCTATTTGTAAACCTACTTGTACTAGCTTACCAAAAGTGCTTTGTTCTTTAGGGTCAGAAAAGCCTATTATATTATAGTCACCCATAGCACCCATTTGGAAGTTGTCTCTTCCTGCCATGTAAGCATTTAAAGCTGTACCTGTGTTAAGGTGTGGTGTAATAAGTTCGTTATTATAAGGAACAGCCGCTATACTTCTACCTGTTTCTAGTTGTATGTTATTCCTGTTAAGATAATCCTGCATGGTTGCCGCTTGTGCATCAGCCGCAATCCTAAAGAAGTCATCTTTATCTGCATTGTTATAGCGTTGGAACTCTGCCTGTGTTTGGAAGTTTGGTGCGCCTTGAGAAATAAGTTTATTTATCTCTTTGTACTCTGGGCTATTTAGTTCATACTTATCACGTTCAGCATACAACGTACCCATGTATACTTGGTCTGCATATTGTTTAGCACCACCAAATGTAGTAGGGTTAGCATAGTCAACCCCTGCCTCTTTCGCTACTTGCTGTCCTTCATTACGTCTTAGTAAATCACTTCTTAAGTATTTTAGCGGTACTTCTACATCCCAAGGACTCATACTTCCTGTTAGTAAACCTTCGCGTAATACGTCTAATTCGCCTAACTCAGATTGACTGAATAAACCAGAGTTAGTTAGTAACTCATACTCTTTGTTAAACTGTTCAATCTGTGCATCACTGGCTCTACCTTCTTCTCTATAGTGTTGATTATACTCCCAATCGGGTGGTCTATAATAGCTACTATATGCTGACTGCTGTGTCTGACCTACTTGAAAAGGTAAAGGGTCTCTAGGTGCAGGAGCAACATAATCTTTGTCTCTAAGTCCCCACTCAAACGTACTATAATCTACAGGCTCAGTATCTTCTATGCGCTCACCTTTTAGTTCTTCTTCTTCCGTTATAGAAAAAGGGTCAGCATCAAAAGGACTAGCAAACGCAGTATTAGTAACCATTATTTCTCTCTCTGTACGCCTTTAACTTTTTCAGCAGTTCTCATTACACCCAGACCTAACATACCCATTAGGACAGGCATCATTTGACTTAAATCTAAAATAGGAATAGTGACCGCAGATTTAGCCAGAGCAAGTATAAAGTTCGCCACTGGTATAACCAAAAAGTTCCCTGCCATCCCAAGTACAGCCACCCATCCACAAGCAGGTCGCCAACCTGCAACAAAGAGGCTTGTATGTGCCGCTTCCGTCTTATTAACTTCAATTTGTGCCTTTGCCAATTCTTGTGCGTGTCTTTCAGCCATCGTTGCAATCTCATGGGCAAGGGCATTCTTTTTGTCTTTATCCTCTATAAATTTATCTAGTAGACCCGACACTGGGGCGATTAATGAAGTTAAGTTTAACATTATTTTTTACCTAATAGTTTCTGAACAGTATCACTTTCATAGATACGCAGTCCAAGCCACACTATAGTTAGTAACGATGCAATAGGTGGTAGCCATGCAACAAGAGTTAAAACCCCTGTACTTGCCGCGGCTACATCTACTACCTGTTTAGTCTCTTCTGCAATTCCGTCTAGTTGTGGCACAACAGCCTCCTATTTAAATAGTCCTACAATGGTATAGGTTAAACCTATAATTGATGGTACAGCCACTAATACTACAACTACACCTGTGATTATTTTTGTTACTAACTCTTTATTTTTTACAGCTTTTCGTTGACGTTCTACTTCTTCTTGTCTACGTTTACGTTTACAGTCGGCTTGAAACTGTAACCAATCATCATACAGGTTTGCCCTACCTGCATATATCATCAACTCTTTTAACTCTTCCTCTTGTTTCTTGAGAGCCTCCAAAGCCATGAATGCTTCCATGTCAGACTTGTTTCCATTCTTCTTAGCTTTCTTAGCTATCTGACTTTTAGAATCAAAATAAGATGTTGCTTGCTTGGCTACCCTAGTTAAGTCCTGTCCATTAGCTATCGTTTGCTTTATTACAGCAAAGGCAGAGTTGGCGATAGCTAGTTCAGCAAGCATTAATAAGTCTCCTTAAATAGCTGATATAATAAAAGCTAGTAGTTCTGAATAACGTATGCCCATACGATAGTGATACACGGCATCAGCAGGGGCATCTGCTTGGTTGTCGTAATGATGCTCTGGGTCAGTAGATTCTTCTACTGCCTCTGTAATTACATTACCTTCTTCGTCAACCTCTTCTGCAATAGCAGGGTATACCTTTTCACCTACCCACCACTCAGTCTTAATGAACATAGCGTATCTGCTAGGGTCTAAACCTTCTGCGGTAAATGCCGCCTCTAGGTCTTGCGCTATGATGCCAAAGTGAATACGAGCATCATCACCCTTTGCCTCAACTTTATCCTTCCATCTAAACTTGCGTAGCAAACCTTTAGCGGCTACAGCTACACGTTGCTCTGCTTCGTTGAGTGCTTCTATGTCTTGTTTTTCTCTTGCGTCAGATGTTTGGATAGTGCCGTTGGTTGCGTATATATCATCCCATCTTGAACCAGAAAGTCCGAGGTCTGCTACATTATCGAGGTACAAAGATGTATTAGCAGAACGAGCAGGGTAAAGGCTATTAGAACCTGTAGACCACGCAAATCCATTAACAATACCATCACCTGTATCCGATGGTGCGAACATTGTACCTCCGTAAAAAGAACGAGTCTGGAAGCCTGCACCATACGAATTGGTCTTGACTAAAATTCTTCCTACGTTAGAAACAGAATCTAGTTTAATTTGGCTATTTGAACTACTGGCTCTTTGTAAAACTAAATCATCGTCATATGAAGATATAATCCCTTCATCAACTATCAAGCGTTTGTTGAAGTAAAACTTTCCTCTATCTGTTGAGAAATGTGAGTAACTGGTATTTTGTGGACCAATGTCTACATAGCCACTTGCTGTAGTAAGACGCAACCTTGTGCTAGTAGCATCTAATCTAATAGCGTTGTCGCCAGTGTCACCATCAGTTTCGTGAAAATCTATGTACCTTCCGATTTCCATGACACCATCAGCACCTACTGGAGCCATCACTCCCCATCTGTTGCCAGAGGCTGTTTGACCATAGCCTTGAAACAGGTCAGCATCAAGACCAGAGCCAGAGCCATCGTTACCAGAGTGCCAGAATGTTTTCCACGCGCCCCAACTTCCAGAATTAGTTTTGCTTCTAAAATACGCACTGTTTTCGCTAGTACCAAAACCAAGTTGCGTTATCCAGTTATTAGAATTGTTGTGCGTTTTACCATTGCTAACAATGCCAATACCTTGCCCATAGTTATCTGTCGGCTTTCCTGTTGTCGTTGTAGTCCAACCAAACATTTGAGCATCGTAAAATGTATCTAAATTACTTGTGATAGCATTTGAAGATTCAACAATGTTTGTTGCGTGTATACCGTCAACAGTATCTGCATCTAAACCAGAGCCAGAGCCATCAACAGTTTTGATAGCAGTTAATATTTCTGAAGCTGTTTGGTCTGCGGTAGCACCAGATTCAATACCATCTAGTTTTGTGTTGTCAGCGGAAGTAAAGTTTATTTCAGTTAGTCCACCATCACCTACACTGTAAGTTGTATTAGTATCTGTACTTGTAATTGTAAAGTTAGGATAAGTACCAGAGATACTGGTAGCACCTGAACCTGTCAAAGAGACAGTCTGGTCAGCTTGTGCGGCTGTGGCGTAAGCACTAGCATCTGTAGTAGCCGCTGTGCCTAAACCTAAATTCGTTCTTGCTGTACTTACATTGTTTAAGTCAGACAAGTTGTTTGTTGCAATTAATGCACCAGACAATGTAGCATAAGCATCTAGCCATGCAGAGCCAGAGTATACTTTCATAGCATTGGAAGATGTATCAAAGTACAATGCACCTGTAATAAGTGCATCACCATCATTGTCAACGGAAGGTGCAGAGGACTTAGCCCCTAAGTATCTATCGTCAAAACTATCGTAAGACAATGCGGCACTAACGGCTGACGTAGCGGCTTCTGATGCCTTGGTAGTCGCTGTGCTTGCAGAAGTAGAGGCTGACGTTGCACTAGAAGCGGCATTAGTCGCGCTAGTGGAAGCCTCACCTGCTTTAGTAGTTGCAGTCGTAGCGGAAGTAGCCGCTTCGCTTGCTTTAGTTGTAGCAGTAGTAGCCGATGTAGCGGCATTGGTTTCACTTGTAGCCGCGTTAGTCGCGCTTGTGGCGGCTTCTGATGCTTTAGTTGTAGCTGTAGTAGCGGAAGTAGAAGCTGATGTAGCGGAAGTAGCCGCTGATGTTGCAGAGGTAGCCGCAGACGTAGCACTATTAGAGGCTTCTGAGGCTTTTGTAGTTGCAGTGGTAGCAGAAGTACTTGCGCTTGTAGCGGAGTTACTTGCGTTTGTAGCGGAAGCACTTGCGCTACTTGCTGAGTTAGCCGCTTCGGTTGCCTTATTCGTAGCTAGAACAGCTTGTTCGGTTACTGCATCAACAACACCATCGTCTGTTGAATTACCAGTACCGCCTATGCCTCTAAATATACCCATGAAGATTCCTTGAATAAGGTTGTAAAAAAAAGGAAAGGAAAAGGGGACTCCCTAAGAAGCCCCCGATTGGTTAGCTATTAACCATTAACCATTAGGTTAAATGCGGCATCTGGTCGCAGAACAGCAGTACCATACAAAGTGTCAGCAGTGTATAGAGTAGCAAGGAAGTCTTGCTTGTACTGAGTCTGAGAACGAACACCTAGTTGCTCTGCAAGAACCATAGCATCTTTATGGAACAACATAGCTTGTTTAACGTCACCACCTGCGGCATTGTCAGCGGCAGTTTCAACGACAGGACAGTTAGAGGAAACAAAAATGTCAATGCCATAAATGTTACCAATTTGTCCGTTGTTGACTACACGACCATCAACAAAGTCGCTAGAAGAGTAGCGAGTTAGACCCATGATTTCGTTACGAACAGAAGGAGGTACTACGAGGCAACGATTGTCCATAGGAACATCGGCATCATCCATCTTCTGAATTAAGTCACGGAAACCTTCATCACTAAATACGTCAGCAGAAGCAACAGTATCAGCGGCATAAGCAGTTAGACCAGTAGAGGCATCCATATACCAAGAACCAGTACCGATGTAATCACCACCATTGTCACCGAAAGACTTACCTAGTTCAAACAAGCTAGAATCTACTTGCTTGGCTAGAGCGTAACCTGCATCACCAGTGTAGAACTGACGTAGAGAAGCAAGTGCTTGAGTCTCAGTGATGTCTTCAATCAGACGAGAGTATTCAAAGTGCTTGTTGATAGTGACTTGTACTTCACTCTCAGTAGCGTTTTGAACAGTAACAGCAGTGTTCTCTGCTTTAGCGTGTGCATCACCACGAACAGGCTTAGGAATGTGAAGGGTATCACCTTTCTTACCAGTCATGGAAATTTTCTTGACTAGGTTAGCTAGTACAAGACTTTTTTGATATGCGGCAATTACTTCATCACTCCAAATTTCGGGGATAAAAGTAGCCGCGCTAGTGTTGTCTACAAAACCGCCAGTTGCGGGATAAGTTGAATCAGCCATTTGACCATCTCCTAAAATAATTTATTATTGTCTGACCCTCCCTTCTGCATAAGCCGCCATGATTTCATTGGACAAACTCATATAGCGTTCTGGGTCTTCCTTCATAAGTTTAATAATGTCAGAACGTCTATAGACTTTTTTAGCTGACTGTTCTCCACTGCCTCGTACATTACCTGTACTAGCGGCTTTGACAGCCTTCTTACGCTCGTTCTTCTCAGTGGCGGCAGTTTGACCTACTATCTGCTGTCGTTCTTTCCATGTAGTGAAAAGCTCATCAGCGGCTTCGTAATCATACTGTTGGTCTGCCTGTACGAAAAGCTGTTGTCTAATCTTAGAACCCTTAATCCAATCAACAAACTTACTGTCCTTCAAAATTCCTTGCATATCAGGATGTCGTCTTTGAAGTTCAGCCATAGCTGTTGACTGACGATAGCGGTTACTGATTTGTTCAGCTTCCTTTATCTTAGGGTGATTATCAATAGCCCTTGCGACTGCCCTGTCGGGGTCTGAGAAAAAGTCTATTTCTTCTTGTTCTGGTTCACTTTGTTGCGGTGCTTGCTCTGAGAGTTGTGTTTGGATGTAATCGTCAACGACCTTCCGCAGTTCACCTACTTCCGAACTTTGTTTACCTAAAAGTTTCTCAGCCTCTTGGTGCATCCGTATAATTTCGGCTGTACTCTTTCCTTGATACTTCTGTGGTACTTCTTGTTCTTCTGTGGTTTCTTGTTGTTCAAGAGTTGTCTCCTCTTCCAGAGTCTCTTGAGTTTCTGGGTCTTCGATTACTTCTGTACGCTCTTCTAATATTCTTGCCATTATTAAACTCCGTCATAAATGATTGTGGAGGTGGATTGTGTAGAGATTCGGTTAGGAGTTGTCTCTACGTTCTTTTTGTATCTGCTTTTCGCGGTTTCTCACCCACTTGGTTGTAGCACCTAAAAAATCACCACAATGGGGGTCTAAATAACTGCGAACAGGAGATATAACTTTTCTAGCCATTAATGAACATTCGGGACAAGGTATCTCTTTTGTTTCTGAATCTATGAACCTTTCCGTTGTATGTCCGTTGTCACATCGGAAGTCAAGGAGAACTCTCATTCTTTGTTTACTTCCTCATAATCTTCCTTGGCTGTTTGTATTTGCTCTTGCAGGTTTAGTAGGTTAGCCATGACTACCAGTTGTCCCTTACGGAAGTAAAGGTCTTTGTCATCTTTACAGGCTTCTACTGAGTTAAGCTGTAACGCACTACCTCTCAAGTCTTCTAACAGATTTTTCCATCCATCTGTACGGAACATATCTTCTAATGAGCGATAGTATTTCTCTAGTTCTACATCAGTCATACACTGTTTCTCCCTATAGGACAGCTTTAGTTTATAATTTAATATAATATACAACGTATACTATAGTATATATTATAACATATTTTTATGAAAATGTCAAGTATTATTTTCTATGTCTTGCTTTACCGCCTTTGAACCTGCTTTTACATCGGCTACAATACGTTTCCACTTGGCTTCATATGTCCTAGCCATTACTTCTTAGGCTTTCTTTTAATAGCTTTCTTTTTCTTTGGTGGTCTTCCGACCTTAGTTCCGTATGTACCTTTACCATATGGCATACTAATTACCTCTCTGTTTTACCATTTCACTTTATCAGCCCAGTAAGCCGCTGACATTTTACCTTTGGCTATGTTTTTACCATGTCTCGCCTTAAAGGATTTACGCTTCGCCTTCATACGAGCAGATTCACCTGCTTTAGGTTTACC